CCGTGAGCGCGCTCTGACTTCAGGTGCATCGCAAGGCTGTTGATCTTGTCCAACCGAAACCCACTCCAGCGGCGGTCATCGCTTTCAATAATCGGAGCTTGACTAAATCCGAGTTCTAAAAATCGCTTTACCGCTTTTGAAGATTTATCTAATCTTCGCGTCTCATAAATAATGCCTCGTTTGTCAAATTCGCGCTTTGTTTGATGACATTGCACGCAATTAGGCAATTCCCATACTGTTATTTTGAGCATGGCTATCTATTCTCCTTTTCCATAATTTGTATTCCATAATGAACTTGTCCGATTTGGAGGCATTACAACCCCTACATAACGGCATAAGATTTCCAATTGAATGTCTGCCGCCTCTTGCTGTGGGAATTATGTGATCTGCCTCTATATCTTGAAACGTTCCACAAAAAAAACATGCTGAGGCATACAGATTTTTGATGTCTTTTTTTGTAATTACAAAAATTGCGTTTTGGGCTTTTCTTGCCCGATACCTCAAAAGTTTTTGTCTGCGAGAATTTGGGTTTTTTAGATCCCAATTGCGCTTTATTTCTTTTGTTTTTTCTCTATTATTTTGCGCCCAAATTTGACTTTTGATTTTAAGTTTTTCTTTGTTTTTTATTTGATATTCTTTTTGTCTAGTCTTATAGCGTTCTGGATTTTGTAGCCGCCAATTTTTATCAGCAATAGCTTTTCTTTCTTTGTTGGCGCTACTCCATGCTTTTGTATAAGCGGCACGACAAGGTTTACAGTCAGATCGTAAACCTGGTCTCCCAGCTGGATTTGGGCTAAAAGAATCTAGTGGAAGGATTTGACCACATTTGCTACAGGTCTTAGAATCGGTCATAGTCAAGCTCCAATCTTGGCTCATGCCCCAGGGTGGTTCCAGCCATCGCTGGGGTCTTTCCAATTCTAGCTGCATCACAGCATGGCTCCTGTCCTGGATGTGATGGTCTTTTTGGACTCGCGGATTGCTTTGCGAGCGACCTCAAAGCCTACCTGCTGAGACTTGGTTAGCTCTGCTTTTTCGCCTGCTTCTATAACTTGGAAAGACATTAGACGGGCTGCATACTCAGCGCCCACCCGAATGCCCTGCTCGTAGGCTTTGTCCATCTGCTTTGGAAACAGCCAGTCAGCCACGTCATACCACCAGTCCTTGATGTCACCTTGTAAAGTTTTCACTTATACCCTCTCTCATGTGATTTACAGCCGCACGAATTACTTCAGCGCTCGCTGGTAATCCGTTATTCCATTCACGGTCTGCAAGTTGATCTAGCTCCTCTAGCACCGAATTCCAGCCCATGTCATAGCCAGCCTGGAACAGTGCGTCTGCGAAGAAGTCAAGTTGCCCCTTGATTTCATTTACTCTCATAACAGTCCTTTCATCTGTTGATACAAGTAAACCCCACCACTGGGGCGGGGTCAAGCTTGTAAGCCGTGTCGTTATCAAAAAGTTATACAGGCGTAATGCTGATGGTTGCGCCCATCTGCCTGTCGTCATCGTAGAACTTACGGGCCATGATTTCTACAACCTGAGAGTCATCTCCCCAAATCATGCCAGACTGACCAACGCCGTCTAAACAGCCCCGCAGGAGCTTATCCAGATCGGGCGGGACGATTGGTAGCGCCCTATCTGCTACACGAACAGACTTGGGTCTAGGCAAATAGAAATCCACCTCAACCCTTACGGGGCCAAGATGGATGTTCTGGTTTGCATACGGTTGGCAAGCTTCTGCGATTGCAGCGCGCCATTTTTTGAGATTGACTGATTGTGCTTCGACCAGCCGCCCATGGTAAATGTTTTTGGAACCCTGTGGGGTTGGCCTGCCGAATACTTCTAGAACAATCACCCATTAAGTCTAGAACGGAGAGTCAGACTTGATGATTGGGTTGTTCACATGGATGGCAGCAGCCTGCTTTTCCTGGCCTGTTCTCTTGTCCTCGTAGTTCTCAATACGAACCGAAAGGTCGCCAACGATTTCTACTACATCGCCCTTCTGGAACTTCTGCTCTGTCCAGACTTTGTAATACTCGTCACGCATCTCACCCAGAACCTTGACTTGACCTTTGGCGGTGAAGCCCTTTGGGTTTGTGTAAACAACTGTTGCGCCGCTGATTTTTACTTGTGCCATTTTCTTATCCTTTCACATGGCCTGAATTCACACAATCCAGCTTGCCACAAATTCTGTATCCTGGCAAGACGGGATTGCCGTATTCGTCTATTGGTGTTGTCATGTCCTCTGCGAAGTGGCCGTGCCAGGGTAGGCACTTATGCTCTCCGTTTTGGACGGTGTTAGCTTTGCTGACCCTACAGCTCTCACAAAACATCCTTGCTTTGATCCGTTTGCGGTTGACCAAAAAGGTCGCACCACAGCGGTAGCAGTCAACAAATTCATCCACATGGTAAGCCTATCCTCCGACACAGAGAGAACACAATGCGAGATTCTTGCCGTGTCTGCATTTGGGCGGTGGGGCTGCCTGGGTTTTGAGTTTCTCTATCTCCTCAAGGTAAGCCTTTGAGTGGGCGATTTCTTTTTCCCTCCAACCTGATGACTCAGCTCTGGTGGCTGCGTTCTCCCAGGCATCTGCATTGAGCCAGGAGGCGGGATACTTCGTGAAGTCAGGATTGCGCTTTGGGTCCTGGCGATAGGCAATTACCCCAGCCATGATGTCCTCAAAGGTTGCCCTGCTGAGCGCAGACTTGAATGCCCGATACGCCTTGGCTTTGTCTCTCTTGAGTGGATAGCTGTTCCAGAACTCATTGAAAAACTCGTCTATTTTCTTATTAGTGTTCTTAACTTGTTCTTCTTTAAGATTGTTATTCTTAGTGGGCGGATTATCCGATGGCGGAAAACCCGATGACGGTAAATCCGCAGGGTCTTGCGTAATCCAGACAGCCTCACCGAATCTGCCGTTCTCATTGATCTGGTCGCGGCTCAGGTAGCCCAGCTCCTCAAGCTCAGTTATGGCTGACCGAATTGCGTCCTTACCCTCTTGGCTGTTATTAGCAATGCTGGCAATGCTGAGCGACCAGCCCTGTCGGTGACTCATAAGCATGGCCAACAGACCACGAGCCTTGAGGCTTAGGCGGCTATCCCGAACCCAGTCGTTAGGTATCTGGGTAAAGTGGTCGTCAAATGAATGGTGTCCCCTGATTAGTGGCATTGTTCCTCCTAGAACAATTTATGGATAGTTCTTGTTATTGCCTTCTTTGTGCCGTCTGGCATTAGTTGATACCACTCCCCATCACAGCGGTCATAGATTGGCTCTGAAAAGTCCTCCCAGGACTCTAGTTTGTGTGACCATCCTCTTGCCTCTGCTGCGACATCTGAGTTCGATTCCATGGCGGTGTTGTAGCTTTGGCAGACTCTAAGTAGGTTCTCGTATGTGTCAAGAATCTTGGAGCCGCCCATCCCGCGATTTTTCCGATGGTGAATAACAAGATCAGCAGTTTCGCCACAGTGAACGCAGTATGGGTCCCTTTTCTCAAGTTGTCCTCGCATGAATTTGTTTATGGTCATCGCATCTCCGCTTGCATCAGCTTCACTTGAGTTCCAATCGCCATTAGCGATGTCTCAATGATTTTGATTTTGACTTTGATTCTGTTGAATTCTGCTCGTCTAAGGTCGCGCTGTAGGCGAGCGTCAGCAGATTCTAGCTTTGCGAGTGCAGTTCTATCGGCAACAGTCCCTTGTGTCTTGATAAAAGCTTTTTGTTCTATCGTGTCAAGTTCGTGTTCAGCTTCAGCCAGAGCGACTTCAGCTTGGTAAAGCGCATCAGCCCCGCGTTGGTTTTCCTGAATCAGGCGGGCTATTTCTTCTGTGATCTGGGAAGGTATCACTTAGATTCCAAATCGCATAGGTAAGTTCGATTTTCCAGAAGGCAGCCTCATTTTTGTTGCCCTTCTGTAGCGCCTGTTGATACGCCTCCGTCAGCTCCGCTACTTTCGACATCAGCACTGAACTGTTTGGCACGAGCTTCAATCCTTTCCAGAACATCAGGTGTTGCACCTTCGCCCTTTGCCTTTGCGTAGAGCCAGCGCAAACCGCCTATGTCTGAAATCTTATCCGCTTCAACCAGCCATTGTTCCTTCATGTCGGTTACACGATTAACTTTTTCCATCTCCTCACGGGAGGCGCGCCGACTACTGAATCCAGCAGAGGCTAAGGCGCGTCCGATGGCACTGGTTTCTGCATTTTCAAGAGCCGAAGTCTGATTCGCACCAGGACCACCATCAATCTCGAATGCCAGACCCGTGGCCTTCGGGAGATTGTTTGCTTGGTCGCCAGCAGTAAGGTAAACCGCTGCGCCAACAACCCAAGTCGCCACAGAGCGGTCAGTAGTAGTTGTAAGGTTCTGCGTGATAATGCGTCCATCGGGATACTCCTTGTAGAACTTCCTAATTCGTTCTTCAACAGTTTCATAAGTAGATAAATCAAAGCGTGGCATTTTTCCTCCTAGATCCAGCTTGTGCCTTTTTTGGTGATAACCAGTGAGGGCGAGCTGCCTCTCATCTGGCGTGTAACTATGCGTTCTGAATTGACAGTTCCATACTTGGCTTTACCCATGCTGTCCATCACCTCAGACTTGACCCTCAGAAGCTCAGAATTGGCCCTATCAGCCCTTTCCTGGGCCTGGAGTAGTAAAACCCCTACCTGACCGAGTTCGTGGTCCCTAATCTCAATCTGCGGGTTCTCAGCCCTGACTGCCTGGTAGGTGCTTTCCGAGCCATCCCACTCGGGTTTTTTGTTTGACTGCATTGAGGCCCAGAATTGGTCAATCATTTCGTTCTGTAGGTCTATGGCCGATGCGATAAATCGCACATCGTATTCGTTCCAGGTCATACCTGCCACAGCCACGATCATGCCGCGCTGTATTTTCAGCACACCCATGTAGTGCAAGACCTGAGCCATGTAGGACGGCGGAACCGATTCCCAAGTGCTGCGGGCTGTCTTGACCTCAATGACCATCATCTCCTGCGTGGTCTTGTGAATCGCTATGGCATCAGGGTTAGCGTGGCGGTATTCACAGTCGCCATCTGCGTATGTGCCAGTTGTATAGACATCCCAATCAGGATGCTCCTCCATCCACAGTTTTAGGATTGGCTCCTCAAAAGCCTTACCGAACCGAATTGCCCAGTTATCCTGAATCTCAGATGGAATCCTGCCTGTCTTTTTGGCCCATAAAGCGTAGGCGCTCTCATAAGGGTTCAGACCGAGTATGGTCCCTACTTCACTACCCCCAACGCCCCTAGACCGCTCAGAATGCCACTCAGGGCTTCCTGGCTCAAAGTTACCCAGCAGCTTTGCCCCATTTAGTATTT